GACACAACAGAGAAGTCACCGTTGGACTTCATGGCGTAGCGGGCACTTACGCCGCCGGCATTGACGTGGGTGTGGATCTGGTTGTGGTGGGTGGCGTGCTCGGCCGCGGTGTAGTTCGGGGATGAGTTGACGTCGGTGGGAAGCGGCATCTCAGGCCACCAGGCTCCCGGACCGGCGGGCCTCTTCGTTCAGGGCCGCGATGATTTTGCGGGTCAGGGCCACGTCGTCTCCCACCCATCCGTTGACGGTCAGGTTGATCACCGTCGGACCTCCACCACCGGTCATGGGAAGGACCGTCCCCGAGCCCACCAGCAGCTCCGGGCCGTGCTCCCCCACCACCGCCGCACCGCTGAACGCCCCACCCCCGGCCAGTCCCGGGATCTTGTCCTTGAGCCACGTCCACGACTGGCCACCAGTCTTGGAGACGTCCCCGAAGATGAACTCCTGGATGCCGGCCCAGATGCCCTTCTCCTCCTTGGTCCCGGCCAGGTGCTCCACGTCCTTCTTGATCTTGGGGATCTGCGTGGAGATGACCAGCAGGGCCGCCACCCCCGGGTTGGCAGCCAGGGTCGTGAACGCACCGTTCAGAGCGAACACGGCGTTCTTCAGGTTCCCCACCGCGGTCAGGACGGGCCCGGCCAGGGCGAACCCGAGGAGCACCAGGGCCCCGTTGTCTCCCGAGACCTTGTCGAGGGTGGGGATGAGATCGTCCAGGAAGAACCCCGTGACCTTCTCGAAAGCGGGGAGCATCTCGGCACCGATCTTCTCGGACAGCTCCCCCACGTCCCGTTTGAGGTTCTGCATCTTCCCGGCGGTGGTCTCCGCCGCGTTCTGCGCCGAGCCCCCGAACGTCTCGGTGGCGTTGGCCATGATCTGGTCGAACGAGAACGTCTCCCCCGAGGCGTCCTTGGTGGCGATCCCCAGTTTGCCTAGGGCCCCGGCGTTCCCGTCGTGGGCCTTCTGCATCGCCTTGGTGACCGTCTCTAGGTCCAGGCCCTTGGCCGCGGCGATGTCCATGGCGATCGTCATCAACTTCTGGGACTGGTCCACATCCTTCGTGGCCACCAGCAGGTTCTGGTAGGCGGGACGGAGCTGATCATCGGTGAAAGTCGAGACCTTCTGGAACTTGAGGATTTGGTCCTCCACCGTTTTGACCAGGGCGTCGGAGTCGCCCTTGAGGTTCTTCACGACGGTGGCCAGCTTGTCCTGGGCGGCGGCGTCATCGATGGCCGCCTTCATGGAGGCACCGAGGAACCCGACGATCGGCACCGACACGAAGGTGGTCATCTTCTTGCCGGCGGCGGAAACCTTGTCTCCGAACGACCGTGACGCCTTCTCGGCCTCCCCCAGCGCACTCTGGAGGTTCTTGACGTTGCCGAGGACGGAGACGACAACCTGGGCCTTGGGCATCTACTTCACCGTCCGGTCGATGAGATTCTCCAGTTCCTTCTCGTAGTCGTCCCTGACCTCCCAAAGGAGCTTCTGCCGGGCATCCCAAAGGAAGGCTCGGCGCTTGATGTTGTGGGGACCTCGGAGACCCTCTCTCGGTCCGGTCCCCCAGTGGACGGCAGGGGCGTAGGGAACCGAGACCGTCCCGCCGGCCTTCATCCTCGATGCGGTGGTGGTGGCCAGAGCCTTCACCGTCCCTTTGAGGGCCCCCGTGCGGACCGGGACCTTCGGGAGAGCGTCGGAGACGATGGCCTTGGCTGCCTTCAGGTTCGCCTCCTTGAGGGCCTTGGGGGCGTCGTCGGAGATCTGCTTCAGGGTCCGGTTGAGATCTCTGAGTCCCTCCACCTTGATCGAGATGTCATCGGCCACGCCGGTTCACCTCCTTCTGACGCTCCCGGGCCTCCCAGTTCAAGAATCCCCACCACTCGTAGAACTCGGCGTTGCTCATCTCATCCCGGAGGCGGGCCACCGTCATTCCCAGGGTCCTGGCCACGTGGAACTCCATCTGCTTCGTCACATCCCGCCGGAAACGACCGCTCCGCTTCCCCCACCGGGTTCCCGGTCAGACCCGACAGGCCGAGGATGGCGGCAGAGACGGTCTCCACCTCCTCGGCCGGGACCACCGTCAGCCACTGACGGACCTCGTCCTCAGTCAGATCCGGGGCGACCAAGCCGGCAGCGAGGACGAACACCTCGGCGCCATCAACGTTCTCCCCGAAGGTCCGGAGCAGACCTGCCTCCGCCCGGGACAGTCCCCGCACCCGGATCTCACCGACCCCGGGGAGATCCACCGTCCGCTCCGGGAGTCGGGCCTTGAGGAATGTCTCCTTGTCGATCACGGTGTCGCGTCGGCGTTAGTGAGCACGGCAGTGATGGCGGCAGCGTCGGAGGTGGTCGAGATCGCCTTGAACGGAAGGGACAGCTCGAGCAGTTCATCGCCGCCGATGGTGGGAGTTGTCCCGTCGTAGCGGACGTTCATGGTCACGGCGAAGATCGCCGAGGCGCTGGCGTTGAAGGTGAGGACCAGTGCTGCCTCGGTGCCGTTCACATAACGGTTGTAGGCGGTGAGGTCGGTGAAATCAGCGACGAGCGTCCCGGTGTACTGCCGATACGCCGCCTCCAGCGGCTCTTTGGGCCGCTCTGGGGTGGTGGTGCGGATGAAGTGGCGGTCGATGGCGAGGCCGTTGTCGCCCGCGAGCGTGAACTCCTTCACGTCGAACGCGGAACCAGCCACGGAGACCGACCCGTGCACGAACGTGAACGGCGACAGGGTCGCCGGGTACGACGCCACCGCCAGCGTTTGGGAGGTGTCCTCGTGAGCGCCGTACAGTGACACGGTGAGCTTGGCGTACTCGTTGACCTCCGCGGAGAGTTCCCACGACGCCACCTTGCAGCCGAGATAGGAGAACGCCCGGACCGTGCCACCGATGTCGGGCCGCCCCACTTGGACGGTCAGGGATTTCCCAGCCAAATCGCCGGGGGTCGCCGTATGCGTGTAGGGGTTGGAGCCGGCGGTCACCACCGATCCGAACATGTGGGTCAACCACAGACCGAACCCCTGAGCGGCCATCTCCATCTCGATGTCCCCAGCGACGCGCTGTACTCCAGCGGCCCACCGTCGCTGCACCCGCCGGCCGGCGCCGATCCCCATCGACTCGATCCGTTCCCGGTCGAGCTCAAGCGTCTCATTGACGAATTCGAAGAAACGATCTGGTGCCGCGTAGGTCGAATACGAGGACTCGGCCTTTATGCCGACCTGCCCACCGAGCCCTGAGGCGAGAGCCATGGCCTAGTCCTCCTTCTTGGTGCTGCGGCTGGTGACCTGCCACAGGTCCGACTCCGCCATCCGTTTCCCGATGGCGTCGTCGACCTCGACGATCTCGCCCTGCTCCACGGTCCGGCCGAGCTCGGGCACCTCGACGGCGTCCCACGGGCCGACATACTTGAGTCGCATCTCTGTCCTCCTCATGGGGCGAGCCGGGCCCGCACCTCGATCACACCTTCGAACCGTGAGCCGTGGCCGGGCCCGGTGACCATCTGGCCGGTCAGGTGGCGCTCCACCCGGAGCAGCGCCCAGAACACCTCGGCGGAAATGTCGGGGGCTTCGGCGAGGGCCTGTTGGAGCTCGACCAGCAGTGCCTTGGCCCGCAGGTCGGCGGTCTCCTGGGAGGAGCCGTCGTCCTTGACCACCTGCAACGTCCACCTGAGGGCATAGGTTTCGTCGATCTTCTTCGTCCCCGACTTCATCACGGGGATCTCCGACTCGAGCCACTCGGTGTCCCCGAACCAGATCGCCTCCGCTTCGACGTGGTCGTCGGGGGACACGAAATCGTCGGGCCCGTAAAGAATCTGGACGCCGGTGAGGCCCGGGCGGGCCCGGAGGGCGGTGACCACGGTCTGCTTCAACACCACCAGCGACGTGCCGGTGGTCATCCGACCAAGAGCTCCCCGAGAGGCGACTTCTGCCAGACGTCGGCGAGCATCTCCCGGACGGCGTTCGGGACGGCGAAGCGCGGCCAGTTCGACTGGGGGATCTCGAACTCGCCGATCTGGGCGAGGTTCGGCCGCTGGCTGTTCCACAGGTTCTGGAGGGTGAGGCGGGCGGCCGACTTGAAGCGTTCGTCGACGGCGGCGGTGTTGGTGAACCGGCCCGCCTCGTAGGTGATCACGATGTTGCCGGTGCCGCACGGGAAGCAGGTTGGCGACCCGCTCGAGCGGCGGAACAGGCGGCCGGAGTACAGGGTGGGGGCCGGGTCGTACCGTTCGGCGAGATACCCGGAGGCGGGTTTGCTGGCGTTGGTTTCGACGGTGAGGACCGTGCCGGTGGTGGACACGTATTCGGTGAGGGTGGTGATCGACTTCACTGGGTACAGGCGGGTGCGGATCGACGGGTAGTTCCCGTCGTGGGCCTCGTCGGTGACGGTGCGGACCACCGCCGGCCCGACGTAGCTGTCGAGGAGCAGCGACGCGGCGGTGTTCCACGGGGTGATCTCGTCGTCGTAGGTGGTGACACCGGCCAGGTTCAACGCCGCTTTCGCTTCGGCGGAACTCAGCCAGTCGAGCGTGGCCATGGCGGCTCCCTCATGCTGGGATGACCTCAGGGTGGCGGCGCAGGTCGGCGTCGAGGCCCTGGCGGTCGAACGCTTCCCGGTCGAGGAACACGCCGCCCTTGTCGTGGGTGGTGCCGACCCCGGTGTGGACGAACACGGGGATGTCGAGGGAAGCGAGCCGCACGCAGAACGACAGGTCCTCGGAGAACGTGGTCGGCCCGGTCGGGTGGGTGACGGGGTCGAACCAGTGGTCGCCGTAGCGGGCCCGGACCTTCTCGAGGACGGTCCGGTGGACGAGAAGGCAGGCAGCGCCGGTGGCGGACACCTCGAGGAGCGTGTCGTCGGGCAGGCTGCGCAGCGGGGCGAACCCGACCGTCTCCGGCTCCTCCACCCAAGCGAAGACGGTGGGGAGAATCACGTACTTCTCGCCGTGGAAGACACCGGGCCCCTCGCTGTGGAGCTTGAAGCACAGGCCACCGACGACGGGGCGGGCCTCGGGGTCGGCGGCGGCCACCAGCCGCTCAACCGTGTCGGGGGCGAACCCCATGTCAGAGTCGACCAGGAACAGCCATTCGCATTCGGTGACGTCGAGGGTCTGCGTCGCCACCTCGTTGCGGGCAGCGACCAGCCCGCCGGCGGAGCTGTGCTTCCGGAGCAACTTCCCGTTGGGCACGAGGCGGCGGGGGCCGTGGGCGTCGGCGAGGAGCAACTCGAGCAGCGACAGGCCGAAACACGCCGACCACTCCCCCGGGTCGAGGAACCCGACGGCCACCGTCCCCGGCTTCACCCCAGCGTCGACCACCGTCACGCCTTCCTGGGCCGCCTGGCGGCGCGCTTCTCGCCGGGGGCGCGCGTGGCCTGCTCGACCGGCACCGACTCGATGATCTGACCTGCATTCTCCAGCGGCACGAACGCCCACGGATACGCGTTCACCAACGGATCGTTTTTGTCGTAGTCGACCGCGGGATCAAGCACCACCATGACTCCAGGCGCGTCGGGGTGACGAACAACGAAGCCACCATTCGGATGCGGCATCAGGACACCTCCTGGAAAAACCCGAGCGGGCTGGATGGCACCGCCCCGAGGTAGAGGCAGGCGTTGATCAGGCGACGGTGGTCATCGTCGAAGTAACCGAGGCCGAGATTGCACTTCATGCACAGCAGGCCCCTCACCAGCCCGGTGGTGTGGTCGTGGTCGATGTGCCAGCGGGTGCCGTTGCCACCGACCTTGTCCGCCGAGCAGATGGCGCACCGGCCGCCCTGCCGTTCAAGCATGGCGTCGTAGTCCGCTTGAGTGAATCCATACATGCGCTCGATCACCTTCCAGTGATTGCGGCGTCGGGAGTTGCGGGAGACCGCACGGCGTTTGGCGTTACCGACTCCGTTGTTGCGTTCACGCAGGTACGCCTTCTCGCAGGGCCAGCAGTAGCCCTTAGTGCCACCGCTACCATCACCGCCTCGACTACCGAACTCGGCGAGGGGCTTGGTCTCACCGCAGCGCGGGCAGCGCTTCTCCGTGGCACCAGGCTCCACATTCGGAAGGCGTCTGATCACCAGCGGATCACCGTGCCGTTGCCATCGGGTGTAGTGCTTGGTGCACCAGCCCCGAGCAAGCACACCCGAGCCGCAACCCTCCACTGAACACATACGCTTCTCCATGTCGATCCTTTCGAGACAAGGGTCGGCGAAGGCTCCGACGCCGCCGGCGCAGCGTCGGAGCCCTGTTGCTGATGTTGCTCAGGCCGAGGTTTTGTCCACAATGAGGCGGAAGGCGTCAGCGTTGGTCACGTCGCCGCCGTTCCGCCACGTCGCGTACCAGCCGCGGCGACCGTCAGGCAGGTTGTTGGCCGTGTTGAACAGGTGGGGGATCATCTCCACCGCCATGTCGCCCGGCCGATCCACGATCACGTACTGGCTCATGTCCCCCACCAGGACCTCGGAATCGAGGGCGGTGGTCGTCTGGGTGGTCGGGGCGTCGTCGGATTCGACCAGTGGCTTGCCGAGGATCCGGCCCGCCACGGGTTCGCGCAGGTCACCGGAGTAGCTGGCGGAGATCGCCGTCCCCAGCGCCTTGACGGCGAGGGTGTACAGCGGGTTCGCTACCCAGGTGGCCCGGTTCCGGTAGCGGACCGGGACGCCCCGGTAGGCGGCGTGGATGTCGACGAGGCCGATGGTGGCCGCCGTGGTCGACACCACCCTCGAGGCGGTGACCGCCGCCACGGCGGTGA